GTGCAGGTGGAGATAAATACATGTCTATCATCCAAATGGCAAGAGTTAAACAAGTGCCAGTCATGGATGAGTTTAAACAAAACTGGGACACACCAGAAGAGTGGAGTTCAAAACTACAAGTGCAACAACTAGAACTATTGAACGATGCTTATGTGAAATATAAAAGAGCAAAAGGTAAATTAGATTTTATAGACATGATAGAAAAATTTATCAGTCAAGGGACAAGTCCAAAGTTTGATTTGCTAATTATAGATGAAGCACAAGATCTTGTGCCTCTGCAATGGAGAATGGTTAAGGAAGTGTTGGTTCCTAATTCAAAAGAAGTTTTCTATGCAGGTGATGATGATCAAGCGATCTATGGTTGGATGGGTGTGGATGTAAAAAGATTTTTAGGAGCTAGTCCAAATAAAAGAGTTCTTAAAAAATCTTTTCGTGTACCAATTGAAATACATAAAATGGCAGACTTACTTATAAGAAAAGTTAAAATCAGAGAAGATAAAAAATGGCAACCCCAAAACCATAATGGATTTGTTTCTTGGTATCGTGATATACTTGATGTAGACTTAACAAGTGGCGAATGGTTAATACTTGCAAGAACAAACTATTTAGTAAACAAAGTATGTTTACGTTTGAAAGAAGATGGACATCTTTTCTGGAGAGAAGGCACTGGTTGGTCTATATCACCAAATGTTTTGAATGCAATAGAGGTATGGCTTAAACTATGCAAGGGGGAAGAATTGACAACAGAAGAGTTACTCCCATTTTCAAAACTAATACATCCAGATCTTATTACAAAGGCAGGCAGAAAACTTCTAGCCTCTTTAGAATCAGATCAAAACTATACTCTTCAAGATATTATAAACAACTGCGATCTAAAAGCGACATCAGAAACACCTTGGCAGAAAGTTCTGAAGGTGTCGGAACAAGAAGTAGCTTACATAGTGTCTGTCAGAAAGAGAGGGGAGAGGATACTAACGAAAGCTCCGAGGATCCGTGTATCGACAATACACAAAGCCAAAGGTGGAGAGGCGGATAATGTAGCTTTATTATTAGACTCCACAAAAGCTTGCACTGAACAATGGGATCAAGACCCAGAGTATAGAGTTTTCTATGTAGGGATGACTCGTGCAAAAAAGACATTACATTTAATAGAATCACAACAACAATACGGATTTAATTTATGAAGAAAAACAGAGAATATTTTTTAAAAGAAACAGAAAAATTAATTAATGGGCCAAGAGCAAAAGATTATGGGCCGGTAAAAAAGAATCATCAAAGGATAGCTGACATATGGTCGATTTTACTAGAGAAAAAATTAAAAGAGCCTATAACTCCAGAGGAGGCAGTGGCTTGTATGATAGGCGTAAAAGTGGCAAGATTAGCTGAAGATATTAACAAGGACGACAGTTGGGTAGATATCATAGGATACGCTGCTCTGGGAGGCGAAATAATAAATGACAAATGAACAATATCATCTGCTAGAACAAGACATAAGGGATATCTCTTGGGGTAATGCCGACTCTGATTGGACACCTCCACAGACTATTCCAGACTTGTCACAGTATGATACTATAGCGATAGATTTAGAAACCAAAGACTCTAATCTGTTAAAGCTTGGGCCTGGATGGTGTAGAAAAGATGGACACATTATAGGTATAGCCGTGGCTGCAGGAGATAGCTCTTGGTATTTTCCAATAGCACACACTGTTGGAAATATGCCTAAAAGACCAGTGCTTGGTTGGTTAAAAGAGTTATGTTCTGATACTACAAAAACATTTGTGTTTCACAACGCTCTGTATGACTTAGGATGGTTACGATCTGTGGGCATAGAGATTAAAGGTAAAATTAGGGACACAATGATAGCAGCTCCAATACTAGACGAAAACAGAAGATACTATAATCTAAACTCTGTTGCTGGAGATTATCTAAAAATATACAAAGATGAAAAAATGTTAAAAGGTGCGGCAGAGGAGTTTGGTGTAGATCCAAAGTCTGAGATGTGGAGATTACCACCTCGCTATGTTGGTGCGTATGCAGAACAAGATGCTTCTATAACTTTAAAACTTTGGAATATATTGCAAGACAGAATTGTTTCTGAAGAGTGTACCAGTATATTTAACTTAGAGACAGAGTTGACTCCAGTGTTATTAGACATGAAGACAAAAGGTGTTCGTGTAGATTTAGATAAGGCTCAACAAGTAAAACGATATCTAACAAAATTAGAAAAAGATTTACTTAATGAGATAGCCTCTGAAACAAAAGTTACGATGGAACCGTGGGTCGCCACATCTGTAGCAAAGGTCTTTGATGCTATGGGTCTTTCTTATTCTCGCACAGAAAAGTCCGGGTCTCCCGCGTTTACAAAACAGTTTCTTGCTAATCATCCTCACCCAATTGCAAAAAAGATTATAAAGATTCGAGAGATAAACAAAGCAAACACCACCTTCGTTGATACTATTCTTGAGCATTCTCATAATGGTCGTATACATTGTGACTTTCATCCTCTCCGTTCTGACGGTGGCGGCACAGTGACGGGCCGCTTTAGTTCCAGTAATCCCAATTTACAACAAATACCTGCTAGAGATCCAGAGATAAAAAAACTAATTCGTGGTTTGTTTATTCCAGAAGAGGGTTATAAATGGGGTTCTTTTGATTATGCCTCACAAGAACCAAGATGGCTAGTGCATTATTGTGCCACCTTGACAGGCATAGATAGACATCCACAAATTGATGATGTTGTAAAGTTGTATCAAGAGGGTCAAGCGGACTTTCATCAAATCGTTGCAGACATTGCTGGTATACCGAGAAAACAAGCAAAGACAGTTAACCTTGGTTTAATGTATGGCATGGGCAAAGGTAAGTTAGCAAATATTCTTGATTTATCTGTCGAGGAGGCAACAAGTTTGTTAGACAAATACAATGATAAAGTTCCTTTTCTAAAATCAGTTTCAGAAAAAGCTATGAGACGAGCAGCAGATAGTGGAGTGATTAGAACTTGGTTGGGTCGTAAATGTAGATTTAATATGTACGAACCTATCTCATATCAATACAATAAAGCACTTCCAATGAAAGAGGCTATAGCGGAATATGGTGGTAAAGGCAGAATAAGAAGAGCATTTACATACAAGGCGTTGAACAGACTGATTCAAGGGTCAAGTGCAGATCAAACAAAGAAAGCTATGGTTGATTGTTACAAAGAAGGATTGTGTCCAATGTTAACAGTGCATGACGAACTTTGTTTTAGTATACTAAATCAAGACGATTCAGATAAAATAAAGGACATTATGTCTAATTGTATATCAAATCTTAAGATTCCCTTTGAAGTTGACGATGAAATGGGTCAAAATTGGGGAGAAGTTGGATAGTGACCATTACAAAAGCATACAAAAGAAAAGAGTTTTTTAGGTGTAATCATACTAGGAGACATCGTTTCGCCTCTCTGTGAGCGTCTGAGAGCCTAATTTTTTTAATCTTCGTCTTTTGTTTTCCAAAAATACTCGTCTGTATCGCCTAATCTGAACTTCTGTCCATTTTCTACTTGATATATTTCTGTGCTAACTTTGAAGTCTGGTTGTAATGGTTGATCTGGTGTGAGTGAGTTATCATACACTCTCATTCTGTTGTTCGGATACAAACAATACTGACCGTTTTCTAATTCTAATAAATTATGTGACTTGTGTTCTGCTGGTTTATGACTTGTTGAGTAATCAATACTATCTACACTATCATGATAATTATCCAAAGTAGCAATGTAACTACCTTTCAATGTTCCGTGATCCCTAGTGAAAACTTCAAAATCCATTGATCCTATAAACTGCTTATGAATAGAAACCACACCATAATCCATGCAATTCCAAAACTGTAAATTGTAAAGATCCATGTCTGGATTCGGTGTAACTGGTTCAGAAACGAATGCAGAAATAGGTAACTTGTCATACAAAGCACCATAATCAGGAAGGTAAGTTTCAAAATAAAAAGCTCTCCCAGGAACAGACTTTGCCGTAACCCAAATCCCCTTAACAAACTCTCCATGACCATCCTCATGATCTCTTAAATATTCCTTTCTAACCCACACATCTTCAGAAGGTAAGTTACATATTAATGATGACATCAGTGCATTGTTTCTTTTGGTAACACTTGTTCCATTTTCATTAAAGGTTGCGAACTCATAGTGTCTATATAATCTCCGTGAAAGTCATAATCTCTTGTCACGACCTCTTTTACAAGAACATTATTTACAATTTTTATTGTGCTAAACTCTTGCTTAATAACTAAATTACCATGATCATGATTCATTGCGTCTTTTAAGGGACCTTCTTTCATGCTATCAATCCTTTCCTATATCCATTTGTTCTGTCATAGGTAAGCACATCTTTTCTATTTTCGCCACTATTATTGTACGAAACATGAACCCAACCAGAACTTGGATCTCCAGTATAGCATTCTAAAATTAATTGATCAAAGTCCATTTTATCTTGTATGTATTTAGCGAGTTTTAAATTATCAACACCTGGTATTTCTATATCAGCTGCTTGACCTTTAGCATGTTGACTATTGGCGTTTGAACCAATCGCTTCACACAAAGCAACACTACGATATCCAGAATTAATAACCATAGGTCTTTGAAAGTGATATCGTATTTCTTCTAAAACAGCGTGACACAACTGCTCCATAGCTTCGATATGGTGATCTTCTGGTGTATTGTCAATACCTTTTCGCTCTGCTGTTTGCGATTTTGTAAATTCTGTTAAAGTAAAATTTGCTGATAGTCTCATCCAGTTCTCCTTGCTATTTCCATGTTCTTTAATATCTGCTCTGGGTTACCACCTAGAAACTGTGCAATCTCTCTGTTCTCTGGTGATGGATTAAGAAGTTGACTTGTAACTGTTGCTAAATTTATTGTTGGTTCTTCCGTAGTTCTCTGTGTTGTCTGCTCTGGTAATTTTTGAGTTTCATTTAACGGATTAACTTTAAAATTAGGATTTGATTTAGTGCTTGTTAAATCTAAAAAGTCATTCACAGTTGCTGGTGAAGCCTTTTTCTTAGGTTCTGGAGTCAGTCTCATTCCAAATCTTTTTCTGTATAGTCTCATGATAGTAGAGTAAGGAACTTTAATTCCTTTTCTAATAGCAGATCCTAATCTTTCTTTACTTGGTAGATATGGTATGTACTTATCTGCTCTCAAAGAAAATATTTCTTTTTTTCCTATGCCTGCTTTCTCTCTTAATATTCTAGCAATTTTATTATTAGTAAAACCTAATTGTTTTAAACTGTCATAGTTTAATTTCATTTCTCTAAATGCTTTGAGTCTAGCATCATCTGCTCTTAAATAAGCTTCCAACATTTGTTCTTTTGTTGGGTCTTCTAATCGTAAAGCATCAGTAAACAATGTAGCTGCCTCTGATCTAAGTCCTTTAAACTCTTGAGCCTTGAACTCTGCAATTTTATCTCTATCTATAATTTGAGATTGTAATCCAGTAAAAGCTCTAAACAATTCACCATATCTTTTGTATTCTCTTCCAGTAGTAGGTTCTTCTGCTTTTACATTAAACCCTAAAAACTCTCCGCCTTCTGGAAAAAATACTCCTCTTGCAGTTCTACCAAGTTCTGGTGATTTAACTGGCTGTCCTCTGACAATGCCAAGATCTGCTCCAGTTGGGACTCTGACTGGTATGATGTTTGGTTTAAGAGTATCAAGAAGATGTATCATGCTTTTTTCTAAAGATAGTCCTAATCCATCTCCCTCTTTGTATACTTTAGCACCAGAACGAGTTCGTCCTCCTCTTCCAACTCCGAGTCCTAAAGCACTTTCTTTTGGTAACACATCGAGAACTGAATCATAAATCATTGACACTTCAAAGAAAGGACTAAAAAATTCAGCGAGAGAATCAAACGCCGCTCCTCTGACGTTGGCAAAATCAGATTTTTGTAATCTTGATCCTTCTCGTAGTGATCTAAAAACTGTGTGGAAGGGTTTAGACAACATGTCCCAAGGATTCGTGTAACTAAAATCTATAACTTCTGGATTACCTTTTTCATCTTTACCTACTGGTATCAATACAGAGTTTCTTTGCCAAGGTGCAGATAATCTATTGATAGCATCGATCTCTTCGTCTGAAGTTCCAGTCATCATTTGTCCAAATCTTTGTATTCCTTCTCCTAATACTCCAAAAGTAAACATAGAATTAGTAAGTCTTCTTGCTCCTATCTCTCTTATGGCTGCACTATCACTGGCAAGTTCTTTCATAGCAACGTCTAAAGTATTAAATCCAGTTCTTAAAATCTCTGCAGGAAAAGCGATAAAGTTACCAAGAGGTAATCCTCTTAACCCTTTGATGACATCTGGTACAAGTTCATAGTTTGGAACAAGATTACGAATGTTATCTGCTGTAAACTGCTTAAAGGCTTCTTCAAGCTCATTTCCAACTGCATCTGGTTTAGCTCCTATGTAACGACCAAACTCTCTGTCTGCATCTCTTACTGCACCTGCAATTAAACTATTTTGTTGTTCTTTATTTAGATCATCAAATGTTCTACCTCGTGTTCCTATTGGTTGCTTTTTTACTTTTGCTATTTCAGCCGTCTGCATCTTTCTTCTAGCATTTCTAAACTTTTGAAGCTCAAACAAGTAGTTGTATATTTTCCAAACATCATCACCACCTCTATATAAATCTTCTGCAAAACCAAGAGGTCCTCTAAAAAACTGTCCGAGCTTACTTCTTTTTTCTGCATCAAAAGTAGGATCTGATTTACCTAATTGTTTTTCTGCTCTCTGCCCTTGTGTAAGTTGTTTTCCTCTAGGATCAAATTCTTTTAAACCCTGGACAAAACCACCAGTGCCTTCATAGCCTAAACCTTTTCTTAAATTTTCTTGTATCTCTCTTAATTGTGCCGAACTACCAATGACACCTCTTTTTTGCATTTCCACAAGAAAGTCAAGTGTCTCATTGTCTCTTTTTAAATCTATAAAAGTTTTATTCTTTGTCTTAAGTTCTTTGTCAATCGCATCTCTTAAAACTATGTTAAACGAAGATCCTAAACTAGCTCCTTTGCCATAATTACCTTGAGCTATTGCAAATCCAGAAGCGGATGTTACGTTTCTTACTTGTGTTAAAGGAGATAGAATTGTCTTTGCATATTGTGTAGCACCTTTCAGTGTTTGCATCATACCATAAGTTTTTCTAAGTAATGTAGGCATGGTGTCTGCATCTGTCCAAATATGATTACTTAAATTGTTAAACATAACTCTGGGTATTGCGTAGCCAAACATAGTTCCATAAATACTACTTGTTTGATTAGCACCAGGAGAATAAGCATCTCTTGCTACAGTTGTCTCTCCAGAACGTCCTAAGATTACATGATTAGGATTATCTTCTAACCAATCATCTAAAGCCTTACCTAAAAGTTGTTGATCTAGTTGACCTATTCTACTGATTTGATCTGGGTTGACATCATAAGTGGTTGCTCTTTCTTTTATATATTTTATGATCTCATCATCCATTTTAAAGAAGAGTTGTTTTTCAGGGGTCGCTCCAACTTCCGTGGCTCGTGCTGCATTTCTCGCGGCAACTGAAGCTATGTTTGCATCGGCAGATTGTTTGAACAACGATAAAAATCTATCTGTTGCAACAAAGTTAGATAGCTCAGACACAGTAGATATAAAAGCTTCTCTTGGATCTCTGACTTCACCAAGTATCTGTCTTAATACTTCACTGTCTACTTTTCTTTTATTAATTAAACTTGTGTCTAATCTCGTTTGAAACAATCTGTTAAGACCAATACCTCTGTTCCCACCTTTGGCTTTTGCATTCGCCACTACTTTGTTTATGTATGCCTCTGCTTGTTGTCTTGAAAGAGTTGCACCACCTTGAATAATATCGTCCATTTGTTGATCAGTTATTCTCATCGGTGTTTCAGATAAAATACCTCTTATGTGTCCTAAATCTGTGCCTTCTCTTGCGAGAATTTTCTGGATGATTTCTTCTTTTGCTTGAGGTTGTATTTTATAATTCTTGTCATTATATATTCTATATAATCTTCTTAAATATCCACCCTCTCTCATCATTCTTTCAACTTGATTTTCAAATTGAGCTCTAGTGAGGTTACCTTGAATAACTGCATCATCTGGTAAATCTTGAATAACTTTACTTGCTACAAATTGATCAGATAACTTCTTAATCATATTAGCTGCATCTACATATAAGGTGTATAATTCATCTGGTAAATCTACAATCCTATTTGCTTTTTGTCTTGCTACTTGTTGTTGATTGCGTGACAAACCTCGTAAATTTTGATTTTTTCTTGCTCCCTCCAAGACATCCATAAAATTATCTACATACTTTCTTTTACTGTGATCTGGTAATCCAGTGAAACGAGGGTTCTTTAAAGTTTCAGTAATCTTTTTATCAATCTCTTGCATTTTTTGTTTAGCAATTTTGATGTTACCTTCTACTTCTGGATTAATTAAAGATCTGGCTCTTGCAACAACTGGATCTAAAAAACCTCTATATCTTAACAAAGATTCCATTTTAGCAATAAAGCTAGGTAAAGTTGTTAGTTTTTGAGGATCTTTGGTAAGTAACTCTTCTCTTCTAGCAATAGATCTTTTAGCAGTATCTATCATGCCTCTAGCTAAAGGAACTGTCATACCACTAGCTAAATCTAAAACTGTTGTATTTTCTGGAATAACTTTACCTGCAAAATTACCAACTGTTTCATTTAAAGCTCTTATTCCCTCCACTGGTCTTGCACCGAGAGTCTTGTTTAGAACTGTAAAAGAAGCACCTAATGCTGGAGGAATGACACCCATTGCTATTCCACCCTCAAGACCAACTCTAAGTTTATTTGCTATTTTTGCAAAAGCTCTTTCTTGACCATCCTTGCCAACTGCATCAACTGTATTTGTTGGGCCAGCATCAAAAAAATCTCCTAATGTTTGAGTATCATCTGTGGAAACTACGGCATCTGCTAAACCAGCCGCACCTAACATGGTAGCATATCGACCTACCTTTTGTGCTTTGGTTCTAACTTTACCAGGTAATCCAAATATAGTAGGTTTCTTTTCAAACATTTTAGCGGCATCTCGACCTCTTTTAATCTGACCAAATTGTTGTCCTAATTCGTATGATTGTATTCTTGGATTTTTAACTCCAATCTCAGGTATGCCTTCTCGTATTCTTCTTCTACGCTCTACGTTAGTCAAAGTCTTTTTTACACCAGGAGCAAAAGTTCCTAAAAGTTTAGAAGTGCCTCTTGTTATGGGTGCAGTAATAAATCTATCTGGTCTAAATAAACTACCCGCTTTACCAGTGCCAGTCCCTAACTTACCAATTTTTGCAACGGCACCTGCGGCTCCAAGACCAGGTATACCAAATTGTACTATTGCTTCTGTAACTTTACCTGTTGCACCCATAGGATCTATACCAAGATCTTCTCTAAGTCCATCAAACCATTGTTCAACAAGACCAGTGGCATTGCCTCCAGTAATTGCGTCAGATGCTAAAGTTCCAACTGATATAATACCTTCTGGTATTTTTGATAAACCAGAAAGCACACCCTCACCAGCTTCAGTAAAAAATCCTTCATACTCTTGAGAATCACCCTTTTGAGCTTTTGCTACTCTCTCTTCAAACTGTTTTACTCTTCTTTCAGCTTCTTCTTGACCTATCTCTTTTGAGTAAGTGTAGTTTTTTCCATCGACATTATAAGTAAACATTTAATTAACCGAAATCTACACCGAAGTTAGTAAACAAAGACTTGTTTCTTTGCAATACTTTCATTGTATCTGGGTCATCTTCTTCTATTGCACTCTTTATCTGTTCTGGTAAATCTAAATAGTTAAGTTGTATCTTTCCTTTATATTTATTATACAAAGGTCTGTACTCAGTGATCAAAGCACTTAACGCTGCACTTGGATTTGAAGTGGTAGGATCTAACGCTTTTTGATATGGACTGGTTGATTTCTGTAAGTTTTGAATGGTTGCACCAAGTTCATTTTTCATTTGATCTGTCAACTCTGTACCTTCAGTGGCTGAAATACCATATCCTCCAGTTCCACCAGAAATACCTATCTTTTGCATAGCTTCACTTGGATATTTCTTACTACCATCTTTTAATGCTTTAATTAAATCAAACTGACTATCAATACCTTTTTGAGTCAACTCTAAATTATCTGCTGTTGTTGGTTTACTTGGATCTTTTACTTTAACAAGACCAGCTGTTTGTGCTCCTTGTATTTCATCTGGTAACATAGCAGCTATCTTTGCTTTTGACATCTCTATAGTTTGTTGAAACTCATCTGAAGCTTTATCTAGTTTAAATTTTTCAAGATTAAATTGTGCAATAGTGCTCATGGTATTTAATTTTATTTTTCTCATTGCAACTTCTGTGTTTAATTTATTTAACAAATCTTCTCTTGCCTCACCACGAGTTTGTTGAACTATATTAAATTGTGCAGCTTTTCTTTGAACATCTAATGCGTTCATAGCCACTCTTTCTGCCTTTTCATCTTTTAACAATCTATACATTGTGTTTTGATATTTTTCTACGTCTTCTCTGTAATCATCTCTAAGATTTTTCATGTCTCTTCCATAGCCTTCAAGACCAACACTAAAACCTTTTGCTACGTTGGTAAGTGTGTTTGGACTTTCTCCTGCCGCCATAGCAAGACCTGCTCTCATCATGTTAAGCCAAATAGAACCTTGTTGATCTTTTGATAAATTTTCATCTAACTTATCTTTGTCGTATCCGAGCATATCAAAAGCTGCGTCTTTTACGTCTGCAAAAGTAACTTCTTCTGGTTTTTTATTTAAGGCATCAAAATAATCTTGTTGATGTTGTTCGAAAGTTTTACCCAAATAAGTGGCAGAGTTAACATCTTCTAAATCTGAGGCATAGTTATTATATATATCTTGAAGCTCTTTGGTCTGAGTTTGTATTCTTTCATTTACGTCATTAAAGTCAAACGATTGTGTTCCTTTTGTAGCCTTTTCTCCGACTAAAGAAGGATCGTCTTCTCCTGTAGTGAACACCTCACCAGTTTCTTCATTGACAATATCCTCGTTTTTTGAAACTTTTTTATCTAATATTTTTTTATTAGTTCTGTTTATTTGATTAGTGATATCTTCAGGACCTTTTTTTGTTTCTCTTGTAACTTGATTTTCAAGCTCGGCTAATTTTTCTAATTGTGTTTTTTTGGCTTCTTTGTCAACTTCACCTGTTTCTGTTCCCATAAAATCTACAACTGGAAAAATTCTTTCTCCGTCTCTCCTTCTTGGGGTTCTAGCACCCTCTGTTGTTATGTTCTCAAATTGAAATTGAGGAGGTATATTAAATAAAGGATTTGCAGTAGCAGTTGATGCTGGAATAATTCCAGGGTTAAAAGATCCGACACTAGGAAACTGATTTTTAAGATTAACAGATGTACCTAATGCAGCTTTAATCATCTCTGGCCCACTAGCCATAATACCAGTAGCTCCACCTTTTTTACGAAACATCGGTCTATTGTATATACTCATTATGATAACCTCGGGCCGCCAAAGAAATTACCAAAACCACCAGCTTGTCCTACTGCTCCAAGACCCGCGATTCCTAATCCTAGCAATTGTGAACCTCGTGTTGGGCCAGGTGTTCGAGTTTGTCCAATAGTTTGTTGTAACGCTGGAACACCTCTGAATATATCTGACATAAAACCAACTTGTTGAAAAGGTAATGCTTGTTCTGCAAGTTGATTTGCTCTTGCAATATCTAATTCTTTTTGACCTTGTTGTTGTTGAAGACCACCGACACCTAATAATGTATTTATGTCTTGAACTGCTAACTGTTGTCCAAGTTGTCCAAGACCTGCTTGTGACACACCCAATTGTCCAGCCAACTGAGCTTGTCTTAGTTGTTGATTTGCCGCTTGTTGTGCCGCTGACTGAGCTTGTGCAAAACCTTGTGATCTTAACTGTGCTCCAGTTCTTGCTTGTTGATCAAGAACATTTCGAACAATCTCGCCTTCTGCAATCCCTTGTCTTGAACCACCAAAAGCACCAGCCCCTGCCGCTCTTTGACCAAAATCAGAAAGTTGTGCTCTTCCTTGTTGTGCTATATCGTCATATTGTTGTTGTATAACATCTTCTTGAAAAGGATCCATAAAATCTCTAAAAGAAGTAGGAGTATAGTCTGCTCCCAAAGCACCCATGATACCAGATTGCACGGCTCCACTTCCTTGTCGCAAGAAAGGTTGAAATGCTCCAACTCCTCCAAGTGCGTTTGATATCGCCGCTCTTTGTCCTTCTGATAAACCTGCTAATCGCTGTCTTGCGAAAGGCATCTGTGTGCCTGGACCCGTTAAGGCTTCTGCACTTTTAAATATATCTGCTAAAAATTGCTCTTGAAATGGTGCTAACCTAACGGTTTGGGTTTGATCTACAGTTTGTGTTGCCATTATGCGACCCTCTCTAACTCTGACATCATATCATACATTCTCGCTGCACCCAAGTCCCTATCTCCTCCTCCAGCACCTCTGACAGCTTTGGCAGTTAATACGAACTCACCATCTGATAATCTAGCTGGGACGGAATCACTTGTGCCTGTCCCTGGCCCATTGACCTCTCCACCACCTGCTAGTGTTTCTGTACCTTGTCTAGCTCTCAAATCTTCAAAGTATTGTTTTCTTTGTTCTTCGTTGTCTAAATCATATGTTTTATTACCTATTCTACCAAAGCCAAGTCTTGACTTTCCTACTGGATAAGGTCTTTCTTTCATAGGAGTTACTTTTTCTTCATCCTCGCCTAACCCACCAAGAGCAGTTAGTCCAAGTCCAGCAATACCAGCAGTGGTAATAGGATTTGCTTTGGCAAAAGTACCTATCTTACTCATGATACCAGTTGGTGCTCCAGCTTGTTTTACTGCTGTTACCGTTGAGGGGTCAAAGATTTCAGGTCCAGTAATGTTTGCAGCAGAACCAGTTACACCTGCTGTTCCAGAAGCGGCGGTAGGTGCAAAAAATTTACTACCCGCATATCCAGCAATACCACCCATTAATCCAGCTTTTATAGCATCCTCTGCATCGCCACCTGCGACTAGAGTTCCTATACCAGTTCCTAAAGCCGTACCAAGAAAAGGACTGCCAAAAGCAAACCCTATTGAACCACCTATAATTGGTGCTGCTTTTTTTAATAATTTTGTGACGCTTTTAAATATTCCCATATTAAATACTATACCATTTATGTTACAATTTTAACAGTACCATTATCGTTAAACAAAGAACCAGACTCTAGTCCCTCAGAGCTTGTTGGTAACTGTGTTAAAGTTATCTTAGTCCCCCTTAATTCACCTGGGTTTTGTAGTTGTGTTACTAACTGACTCAAACTTCTAACCATCTCATTAAAATATTCTACATTATATTCGTTAGGTGGCAACGAAAAGGTTGGTGGTACTAATTGTCTACTCATCTATCTCCATCCGCTCTTAAATCAACTCTTGGTGTGCCAAGTCTCCAATTTACTTTAGGTGTTGTGCTTTCTACTCTAAGACCAAATGATCTACCACGCAATCGTAAATGATTAAGTTCCGTGGTTGGTGTCACAGTATTCGTTGATGTTTTGACAAATCCACCACCTGGACTTCTTTGAGCTTTGAGTGAAAACACAGCTTGTTTATCACTAGCACTTATATCAGAGTCACTGTTATCAAAACTTACATCAGGTAACATTCTTCTTAAAAATATAAATTGATCTCCATCTTGAATATCCATAGGACTAGATTCAATAAAAGATGTAAAAGCAGTGCCATCATTATCATTGCCACTTTCGTGATTATAAACAAGATTAGAATCTGTAGCCATCGGATATTGATATACACCACGATCTAACCAAGCACTTCTTTTTAAACTTCCAACATACCAAATCTGTTGATCATAGTTATAAACTACATACTTGTCATTTTCTCCATCACCACCATTTTCTAATTTGTTTGAGTCAGAAGGATAAAACCAAAAGACTTCACCAAATGCAGAATTTACACCAGCATATACTTTTTCTGATTGTGTTTCGTTAAAATCATTAAAAACATGATCACGGACTGAGCAAGGAATAACTTGTACTCGACCATCATAAAGGTAAAAACGATCATATCCCATCCACAACACAGAATCTCCAACTGCAACTGCACTATTAAAACCTCTGACAGTTATGTTACTTGCAAGTTGATTAATACCAAATGTAAAAGGTGCTCCAATAAATTGCATACTATGGACAGAGGTGTCTGTTAGAATAATAATCTCTCTTCTTGTTTTAACCGCAGTAACAATTTCTGACCCAGAACCAACTCTTAGATCACCAGCCGTATTAGTTGCAGTGGGTGTCCATAAAAAAGGATTTTCTTGCGAACTAAATCTTACTAACAATCGATCTTGTGCTGAACTAGTTAAAGGATTTGCACCAAAACAAATAACATGACGATCTCTTTCAGACACAATAACTTTTCTTGATTTAATTGGTGCTTGATCAGAAAGTTCAATTAAATTTTTTGCTCTCGTGCTAGTACCAAGTGTTTTGTCCCAATAGAATACACCACCGTCTCTTTGATTAAATATTAAATCTTCGCCAAAATTATCTTGTGACCACAATCTAATTGTGCCACCACCAGCAGTTTCAGTAGAGGCTTGTCCCCAACCGTCTGCACCCCATGTGCCAGCACCCCAACCATCACCTGGAACAACAGTGTTAATACCTATGTTGAGTTGATACTCTGCGTCTGCACTACCAGCACTTGCTAAAGTTGCTGCAGCATTATCGCTCAATGTAATTGTGTAAGTGCCAGTGGTAGGCACAGTAATAATTTGATGTTCTGCATTAAGTTGTGTATTTAAACTTGAGTTTCCAGTGTTTGCATTACTAAACGTAACAAAATCTCCTACTAATGCACCATGAGAACTATCATTTACAGTTACAGTTGTACTAGAAGTTGATGTTATAAATGTAATCGCCATTAACTTTCATTCCTAAAATCGGTTACAGTTACATTCCCATTAGTTGTTGGAACTTCAACATCTCCTACTGATGCTACCATTGCAGGATTCTCTAAATTAAATGTTACAGTACCAACTGAACCAGTTGCACTGACACCAATTGGGAAAGCTGGAGCTAGTGTATCGTTTGATTGTGCGTTTATCACTTCATCTCCAAGACCCGTGGTTCCTGCTACGCCAGTCACGGCAACCGTAATTGTATTTCCATCAATGTCAAAAACCACCTCACCGTTAACAACTTTTCGTCTTAATGGCGTTATGTCATTATAACCTTGTGATTCTTCTATATAAAATTTTATTTCTGTACCTAAACCTAAATACTTGTTTCCTTCTAAGTTTGCCCAAGCATGTAATGTTCTTGCTGTTCCTAAAAATGTACTAACTGCATACTTTTCCCAACCACCTAATTTTTCTGGATAACCAAAACGAAAACGAACTTTATCACAGTCGTTCCAACCTCCCTTGTTTGAGTAAGAAGTTGTTTCTTTGTTAATACCTGGTCTAAATTTTATTGATGTAAAAGGCATAACATATAATACTATTCTTTCTGATAAATTACAATGTATCTAGTTTTCTATAAAAACAAAATTCAATAATATTCTTCTTGGTTTGTCTGTTTGTATTATCCCACAGTGAGGTGTATCATTACTGAACAAAATAGCAGAATTTTCTATAGAGGGTATGTCTACACCATTTACTTGAGTCCCTCCATTACAAGTTGTAAAGTTAAATATAAGAATGTTGGCTTTGTCTTTTGTTGGAACACCAAATTCATCTGATAAATCATGGTGTATTCCTGTATATTCTTTTGTTAATCTTGGGACAGACAAAACCATCTTTGCATGAGCAAGTAGTTTACCGTTAAATGTTTGCAATAAACTTGAAAATAGCTCCTCAAAAGGTTGATAACAATGACTTTTTATACCGTCATTTGTATATAACATATGATGAAAATTAAATTTATCATCAATGCGTGTTGCACTATCTCTCCAATGCCAACTAAAGTTAGATGAATTTACATAGTTTGATAATTCTTCAAACTTATTTTTTGGCATAAAATCTTTGAAATGCACATAGTTTGGAGAGTTAAATATCATCAACCAAAATTTTCTAGTTTTTCTATATTTTTTGATACAACTGGTAGATGTGAACGCATTTGATGTATATAATCTGGCTTTATTCCATAACCATGATAATTAAAATTAATAGTTATTCTATTAGCTGTGTTTGTTGGAGAAGAACTACAATGTGGAGTGGCTGCGTCAAAAAACAACATTCTGTTCTCTACAGCTTGAACTTCATATCCATCTGCCATTGTGGTAGGTGCATCACAAGTAGTTAAATAAAACAAAGCACCCTTGTTTGGATTATCATAATCAACATGTTTAGCATGATGGTAAACTTCACCAGTGCTAGACTTCATATACATATTACATTTTATTCTAGTCATAGATACAAAACCAATAGCATTTATTAAAGGAACAAAAGGATCTGCATCTATCATTTGATTCCATTGCCTTGTTAAAGCATGATGTTGTGTATAAACAGTTTGAGCAAAATAAAAATCATCATTGTCTACATCATTGTCATTTATTCTTGAAGAAAAATTCCACGGAAATCCAGCACCTCCACTGAGATAATGTTTTAATCTTCCATAATCTGCATGACTTAGAAAATCATCGTATATGACATAGTACATAAATACTCCTAATAAAAATTTGGTCCGACTGACCAACAAACTAAGCTATACCTTATTCCTTTTGTAACTGGTTCAACACCATGTTTTAAATAAGAAGGGAAAAATATTGCAGTGCCTTGTTCTTTTGCATCTTCAACATTAAAACTATCTTTATCGTCTGGAAAAACTAAATTACCTCCCTCATAATATTCAGCAGAGGTCAGTTGTATTGAAACAGATAATTTTCTTACAAGACCATTTGGAGGAGCATCGTCATAGATGCCATCAATATGAGGATCATATTTCCCTTTATTTTTTTCATCGTACTTAGTTATCTGAAAATTTTCATGAGTAAATAAATCAAACCCATAAAATCTATTGTTTATGTCTGCAATTAACTTTTGTATGGGATGATAAATATTTAAATATTTAAAAGGTTTGTCTAACCAAGAAACTTGACTTTTTCTAATTGTTTTATCTAAAACACCTTCTTGTCCATTTCCACCAACTCTAGCCTCTTTAAAACCTGTTTTACCTATCTCTATGATTGCATTACAAATATCTGGAGGCAATGCTTTTTTTGCAACTATAATGTTTCTTTTCATGTGTTCTTTTTAAAATATAATCCTGGTCTTTTATCATACTTGTACTCTGGATAATATTTACCCTCTAATTCAATATAATGCAAAAACAGTTGTGCATGACTTTTATATTGTAAAGGATGTCTACCATGTCTTTGATCTTCACCCCTATAGATAACACCCTCACCTATTTCCATAGGATACTCTTTGTCATCAACAACTATGGGCCAATTATGTCCCCCTTCACCACCTAAGTTTAAAGTTACACTTACTTCACATGATGGTCTATCTTCATGAAAAAATAAGTCTTGACCTTCGTAATACTGCCTCCAAAAAGAATAAGTTGGACATAATTTTTTACCATAAACATTTTCTATTTTTGGTAATAGATAATTAAGCATAGCTTCTCCGATAGAATCAGAATAAAGCTCGTGAGTGTTAAGAACACCCGCATCGTTTGTCTTTTTTGGAACTCTTTGACAAATGTATTGAACATGTTGATACAAAAAATCTGCATGAGATTTTTCTATAAATCTTACTACTTTGTTTTCCATGTGTTATTTGTAACACAAATTAAATTTATGACCAAGGAAAAGTTGGTGTAAAAGATTCATCTCCAAATTCACCACTACCAGTGCCTTTAGCAGTTACGTCTTTTACGTTTTCGTTCTCTAAAATTTCTCTGTCTAAACGAAATTTAATGTCTGTTAAAGTGTCATTACCTAATCTAGCTTCAGTCCATGAAATAACATTAGCTTCAGTAACAGACCCATAAGCAGTAAATTTGCTCCAGTCTGCTGGATTGTTGAAATCCATGTCAATGCCAGTTTCTGCGGAATCACCACCACTATCTGTAGCTTTTAAAAATACTGTAGCCTTTTTAATAACATCAGCATATGTTGTGCCACTTTCTGTAATGTCTTTCGTATATAAACATTTTACTGACCATGAATATGAATTTGCCATTTTTCTGTCTCCTTAATCTGACGTTGGTGCTGCACCAGTTATTGTGCCGCTATTCTGTGAAGTTATTGTAACACCTGATT